CCATTCTTGAAACCTACTTCACCACCTTCTTCTTTGATGCGTTTGATCACATCTTCAAATAAGATAGGACGAAAGTCTGTTTGTTCAACACAAACGCAATGATAGCGTGGATCAATCACTTTCGTGACGTACTCACCAGAAGCACTTCCAGCTTTCATTACTCTGTTAGCATGTAAGTGTCCATGAATGTTCACACCAAACCTACCTAACGATTCTGTATGGATCGGTATGTGGCTTAAGATCATGCCATTCATCACATGGTACGCACGTAACTCACGAAAGTGTTCACGGTATTCATCATCTTTAAAGATGTCATGGTTACCACGAATTAACACTTTGTCGCCATTTAACCTGCGCATGATTGCTAATGCTTTGCGGTTGATCACTACGTCACCTAAGTGATAAACTTTATCAGTTGGCTTCACAGTTTCGTTCCACATCTTTACCATGGCTTCATCCATTTCATCTGGATTATCCCATGGGCGTAACTTTGTCACACCATCATCACGAGTGAACTTGCATACACCAGCGTGACCAAAGTGCGTATCGCTAACTAAGAATACACTTGGCATATACTTCTCCTTATCATAAAATTGGCGGAAAGCAGAGGAGTCGAACCCCATCCCATTTCTGAGAACCTGGTTTTCAAGGCCAGTCGCAGGACCATCCCCGCTGCATTACTTTCCATAACTTGGTGCGTCCTGAGAGAATCGAACTCCCACTCCGACGTTCGTAGCGTCGTGTAATATCCATTTTACTAAAGACGCAAAATTGGTACCTCGTGACAGTTTCGAACTGCCGACCTTCGCTGTGTAAAAGCACTGCTCTACCACTGAGCTAACGAGGCATAACTGGTTCCTTCAAGAGGTAACGATCCTCTGTCTATCGGTTATCAGCCGATTGCTCTACCTTTGAGCTATGAAGGAATAACTGGTACCAAGAGTTGGACTCGAACCAACCACACCTAGTGCTTCAAACTAGTGCTCTACCTGATGAGCTACCTTGGCATATATCTGGGGTATCGTATGAGAATTGAACTCATGATGACGGAATCACAACCCGTAGTTTTACCACTAAACTAACGACACCATAGAAAAACACACTCAACCTTCTACCCTTGATTCGCTACTGCTACTAGGGGCATGTTTTAATGTGTTTATCTATGGTCGGAGCACAGGGACTCGAACCCTGAATTGGCAGATTAAAAGTCTGCTGTGATAACCATTTCACTATACTCCGTATTGGTCCACTCGCTGAGATTCGAACTCAGACCTCGATGATTAAGAGTCATGTACGCTACCATTAACGCCACGAGTGGGTTGCCGTAATTAAAAGATTTTACGTGCCAACCCAAGACCAATACGGGATCTTGAGCGACACTAGTGTTTACCAGATTTTCGCTTCATTACTTTCTCCTTTTGTTAAACTTACCATATAGGAACACACTAGTCTCAAAAAGCGTAACAGCAGTTTTCACCGACAGGCTTATGAGATAATGTGTTCTTATATGGCAGGGGATACAAGAATCGAACTTGTACTAACAGAGTCAAAGTCTGTTGTGCTACCACTACACCAATCCCCAACAAGAATCCCGAATTGTAAAAGAACAATATGTTTGGCACGATGGCCATAAACAAAAAACCCTCTGGACTTTCATCTCAGAGGGTTTTGGTAAGTAAACTGTTATTTACTTCACTTGCCAAAACCCTCACTATCATACTCAATCGCTGGTGTACCATTAAACTGTGTGCGTGAGTTAACCCATCCACTTAAGAGTGGTAGATGTTTTCTCAACGAGGAACAATTTATCGATTTCATAGTAGAAATTATACTACACCTTTGAATTAAAGTCAAGTTTATTTTTGAGTAACCCTCAACATTTGAGGGTCATGTTTTATTTAGGATCAATTATATCGCACTTCTGAATAAAAGTCAAACTTTATTGACATTTATTTTACACTTCTTGAGAAATTCCACACCAGCATCATCACGATAGTGGTCCCGATATAGAACACTGCCAATGCCACTTTGCCATATAAGTTTTGCACAGTCCAAACATGGAGCATGGGTAATAAACATAGTAGCACCCAGACCAGATTCGTTAGACTTAGCCAACTTGGCAATTGCATTTGTTTCAGCATGAAGCACCTCTGGTTTCGATTTCAATGTTACCGTATCATCACTATGTTGTATCACATCTTCACACACATTCGTCCATCCACTAGGCATACCATTGTACCCAATGGAAATGATACGATCATCCTTTACGACAATGGCACCAACATGCAATCGCTTTGCACTAGACAGCTGAGCAAATCGTTCAGCTGTGTCCATGTAAGCATCAATCCACTTTTGTTGCATGCTGCTCCAATAGTCGTTTGAATTCATCCATCATGGTCAACTGCTTGTTGTGCAAGTACATGTACAACTTTGTATCGGTTGGCCAATATTTTATTGCATCAACCAATGCTGGGTCAGCATCTTTTTCCAAGAGAACTACAAATTGATCAAGGGTCATAGCAAAATCCAAAGGCATACCGCAAACATAACTGCCCACTCCATTAGAGTGTAGTTACGTTGAATGCGATTGAAGAAGTTTTCTATCTTCAAACGAGTTTCGATTTTCATCGCACGTACACCTTTATGTTGTCCATCTGTCTTGCAAGATTGTTGTCGATCTCAAAATTAACATCAACTACATGCTGACGCTTCGGGTACACAATCAATGTTGGTTGATTGTAGTTGGTCTTGTACCTAACAAAATTGCTATGGTACTTACCTTCTCCAGCCTGCATGTACTCATACATCTTCATGTCCAGTTCTTGCTGGTATAGAACGTATTCGTTACCATTCACAACACTTGCAAGAACTAGCTTAGGATTTCTAGGCATATTCTCAAAGTTAACTCCAATCGTATGACAGTCTGAACCATCAAAGCAAACCATCATCTCATTACTCATGGGTGGCTCACTGGGCTGACCAAGAACAAACGCACCTGCAGCAGCAACTGGACTTGATCGTAGCAAAACAATAGTAGAACCTCCTTGGATGCTCTGCTGAGTATTGCTTGACGTCATACCTTTCTGGTTTACAACCTTTGTAAATTCTCGCATATCGGAGACCCACTTTGGTTGAAACGAAAGAACCACACGACCAGATGCAGCAGTTGAATATCGTCCAACACTAAACTTAGGATTGACCACTGACGCACTGATTGCATTACCTACATTGTCTAGCCGATTGACCACTCGCTCACGTTCACCAAACTCTTGAAAGTCTGCGCTGAAGTCAGTGTTGTTCCGAACCATACGATTGTCTTTTGGAACAACATCTGCAGCAATCTCAACCTCATGGCTGAACGAATCATTGCGTTGTGAAACAATACGATACGATTTTATCACACCACCATTGTACTGGTCGATCTCCTCTATCGCTCTTCCATCTCTTACTCGATTCTCTCCAATGATAAAGGTACTTGCACCTTTCTCCAGTGCTAGTACTTTAGCATTTTCCAATGCTGCGTTGTAGTTGGCACCATAGCCAGTAACAGTAACCTGTTCAGCGTATGCAAACGATGAAGCAAGTAAGAGTGCAAGTAGAGTCTTCTTCATGTTACATTCCATTCATCATCAAACGAACATTGGTAGCAGCATTGATACTTTTCTTGGAAACAGTAACTTGCACTGACACCATGTTTGACTCACGATCAACTTCACGTTTAGAGATATACGCACCCTTTATGATACCCTGTGCATTGTCAGTAAGTTTCTCAGTGACCGATTGCGAAATGCGACTTGCACGTTTGCGTTCTTCTTCACTGAATTGTCCACCATCAACTTCAGAGTCACTACCGAAAAGATCGTTAGTCTTTGTCTCTTTGTTTTTCTTCATGGACTCATTGTTCTTTGTGTTGACAAAATCTTGCAAAGCAGACTTGCTGATGTTCTCAGATGCCTTACCAGACTTGACATCGTTGTTCAAGAATTCAACCAGATTGCGTTTGGCACGCATGGTTGCTAGCATGAATGCTTCGTCACGTCCCTGAGCATGGTTGAAGTTGATTGGTGCAGTGCCAACTGTTTTGATAACGAGCCACTCGCCTTCTTCAGAAAATTGCAGTTGCACTGCACCAGCTGTCTCAAGAAACTCGGCTTCAGCTTTCTTGATTTCTGGTTTCTGTTCTAGTTTGTTCTCGACTTTGACTACTGGCTCAGGTGCTTTGTTTCCGAAAGAGGAACACCCAGTTGCAAAGACTGCAACAACTGCCAAAGATATAAGACTACGTTTCATTTCACTTCTCCTATGATAAAAATAATGATCAATTTTTGTCGACTTGACGAACTATCTCTTGCGTTTGCTTTACGCCATGGTCAAGTAAACGTGCAATACCAGTGAACCCAATGGTTGTTGCAGCAATACCAACGATAACACCTATGATAAAATTACCCATGTCAAAACTCCATAACAAAAATAAAAATTAACGGTAGTAGCAGAAGTTTCCTGTAACTACTTGACCATTGATCATTTCACTCTTCAATTCGCAAACCTGTCCAGGTGCTTGGATCACTGGTGCCTGAGTAGGTAAGCTATAAACAACTTGTGGTTGTTGATAAACGTAAACTGGTCGTTGCTCATACACTGGGTAATACTGCGTCTGTGGACGAGTAGCCAAGTATGTCAAACCTGCACCAGCAATGAAAGGAACCCATGGGTTGTATCCACCGCCATGATGCCCATGACCATCAGCCATCGCTGGGGTCACAATGGTACCAGCGATCAATAAACTTGCAAGAACCTTCTTCATTTGGAACTCCTTTTCAATCATCATAAGATAATTATACGCCATAACTGAATTAAAGTAAAGCGATTTCTTGTAATCCCTTTAGATCCGTAGGGGATTACTTTAAATTGAAGCGATTTATGATCCTTCTCCACCATGGCTGGGCGACTCGTAACTTCATTACTGGTCGGCTCCAGCCACGGATTTTTTTGTTGTTTCCTTCTTTGCAAGGGGAGCAACAAACCCTACTCCTTCAGCTACCTTTCGGGTGATCTTAGGATATAGCTTGTGTAGATTCTGATCCTTTACTGCAATCAACATCTTAGCTTCGGTTGGGTGAACACCTTCAAGCATGGAGACAAAAAGACTTTCTCTCTTGATTGGCTTTAGATCTGCTCGACAGAACACATAGAGACGACGCAACTCATTGTATAAATTTGTTGGGGTCATACCCAATGGTTCAGCTGCTGCTTTGAATGGTGGTGCATCTTCAGGAAGAATCATCTTCTTTGCTGGGTCAAATGCGTACTCAAAAATCAGTCTGATGGCAGCATCGTCTTTATACTTCGCAATGGTGCTTGGATCTGCATTGATTTCTTCCATCACTTGTGGTATATATTTTCTCATTAAAAATCCTCTAGTTCGTCAAGTAGTAATCGGCAACGATTTTCGATCAGGTAATTCATGATAGTCATCTTGTCGCCAGTTGGCTTTGTATTTATGTAACTTTGAACAATCTCTCCACGAACATCATCTGGGATATGATCAAAGTCAACCAACACAGTATTACGCTGCCAGTTGCGACGCTCATCATCATTCTTACAAGCAAGGAAACCATTATCAATGAATTCCTGCAGTCGCTTGGCAGTTACAACTCGCTGTCTTTCTCCAATGACAAACACATCATCCTTGGACATGATGTTTGGAATGCCATCACCAGAGTCACCCTTGACAATATGCTCGATCTTGTACTCAATGATTTCTCGTTGAGTTGCTGTAACATACTTCTTCTGCATGGGTGACCACTGCTTCACATTTGGATACAACTGCAGCTGTTTGAAGTCTTTGTCGGAAGATAGGATAAGGATCTTTTGTGATTCCTCGACCAAACCTTCTTGAACAAGTTCGTTCTCTTGTGCATACTTTGTCAGTGCTGCAATGATGTCATCTGCTTCACAGCGTTCAATGTGCAACACCTTGTATGGAAAATGCTTGGCTAGGTCATCACGCATTTCAGACAACGTGTCAAAGATAAGTCCCCAGTCAAGATTTGATGCTTCACGTGCTTTCTTACGACCAGCTTTATAGTGTTGAAAGAAGTCACGACGCCAGTACTTACGCCCATCGCAACAGATTACAATGTCTCCATAGTCTTTGCCGTACTTTTTCTTGAAGGACTTTATGGTAGATAGAGTGACATGTCGAATCAAGTTCTTCACCTCGGACTCAGTACCTTTTAGTTCTCGTTGGAAAGACAAGATGGCTGACAATGCAACCTGTGAGTAGTCAACTAGAATCATATTGTTCCACCAAAGTAAGGGATTAAAGTTTCCAGTGATGGAATAAGTTTAAACAAAGAGTTATTCAAGTCTTCAGGATGTAAGTATTGTCCTTCTTCAAGATGCAAACGAACCTCTTCCTTGAGATATTTCAAGTGATCTTGCATGATAGCCAAGGCAATACCATCTGCAACTTCATAAGGTATAGTTAAACCACGCATCAAAATGCTCCCAGTAAAATTGTTTCTTCATTGATACGACCATTCGGAGCAGCAGGTTTCGTAGTCAAAGTCTTCATCTTGGCAGTCAGTGCACGTTTACCCAGCGATAATCCCTTGAAGAAGTCTTCTGGTTTACGTAGCGTAAATGCTTTCGACTCTTTGATGTCAAACCCGATAATCGTAGTTCCCTTCACAGCAAGAGTAGTTCCTTCTGCACGGTATACGCCCACACGACGATACTTCGTATTGTAGAACCATACTTCGCTGGAACCGATGATGTTCGCAGGATTGACAGACTTTAGATTCAACTCAGCAAATTCACGCAGGTACTTCATACGAGCCACTTGTTTGGCAGCAGGGACTTCCTTGCGTTTACGTGGAGCACGATTTGCTTTGGCAGTCTGAACCATCTGATTACAGTCAGCGATGATGCCATCAACGAATTCCGCAAACCTCTTTAGTTCACGCTTGGTAAAGTTGGAGTAACCTTCAACAAGTTGTTCGTCATCACCAGCAAGTGCAGCATGCAGTTCGTTGGATGTTTTAACAAACAGATCACCAACACGTTTAGCGATTGGACCAGCGACTTGATTGGCCATCAGATAGTTCTTGGCAGAGAAGTCACCTTTACAACCAGCAAGCATAAAGTCATCGATTGCACCTTCGATTTCTCCAGCAACGTCATGCGCTTTGTCTTCCATGCGTTGTTGAATGGAGATTACGTTTGCGGGCAGCGCAGCTTTTGCAGCAGCAGCATCTTTCTTGTCTTGAACATCTTGAGATTTTTGACGCTTCTGGATCTGAGCCAACAGCTTCTCAGTCTTTTCGGTCAGGTGACGCATCTCGTTCTCTAGTAGAACCGAACCACCTTCAATCATACGAGCAAGAATGCCAGCATGGCGAAAGTGTTGTTCGTCAACCTTAAGCAACTCAACTGCTGCTTTCTTGTCGATCTTTGCGTAGTGGGTAATGAACCACTTCTTCTTTTCTTTGTCATCATGGTTGGTGTTGTAGTAGTTCAACGCCATGATAAGATCACGTTGGTAGTGTGAGGGATCGAGTATTACCTCAACTCCTTTAGTCATGCGCTCAGTGCGAGCAATCAGCTGTTTACGTTTTGCAGTATTTGTCATAGGTCAAGACCTCCAAGTTATAACATAATTATACCGCATATATGAATTAAAGGCAAGCGATATTTTGTAATCCCCTACTGGGATGAGGGGATTACTTACCACTTACTTTTTGACAGTGACATTTCCTTTGAGGAACATACCCAGAACTACCACTGCAACCCAAGTCTCAAATGAGTACGGGATTGCCAACACAGGAAACAAAGTATTCACTGCCCAGATGGTCGCCAGTGGACCAAGAATCAGCAATCCAATAACAATTGCAGCAACAGTTAAAATTCCAAAACCTTTAAGCAAATCAATCATAGTGTAAACTCCACTTTAGTTACTGAATCCCAACGAAACGATCTCCACTCGGAGACTTCTGTATCAAAGACCCGAACAGCGGATCCAGAAGACGAGGTACTTGTCCCTTCGGTTTTAGGTACTTTGTCTGCTGGGATTTTACCTTCTGCGAGGGTACAACGCATTGCTCTTTCACTGCCATCCTTTTTGATAAAAGTAACGCACAGATCTTGGATTTTGTCATCGTGGAGTACTCCGAGTGTCCAGGTTTTAAATTCTTCAAACTCTTTGTCATTCTTGAATACTGTCTGCATTTTCGAATCTCACTTTCATATCATTAATAATTGGTTCAAAAAAATCTTTAAACTCACGTGGAGAAAAGAATGATGTATGTCCACTATCAACAATCACTTTACCATTTTCATCAGTAAGGTTATTCTTGATTGTAAACTCAATAGTCTCGTAAGACGTTCCCTTGTTTTGTTCTTTGATTGTGATAGTCTTTAGTAGACCTGCTTTGTAGAACTCATAGTGCATGTTCATAGGTTTCCTTCTTGTGTTTGGGTTGACGAGTATACTTAACCTTTGAGTCCACCACACGCATTTTATACTTGGGTGTTCTCAAATCCCTTGCTACGAGATTTCTAGGTTTAGGTAAATTATACTTGATTTTCATTTGCAACTCAAATTTAAGTAGAGTGTTTATTTAGCCATTATGTTTGCAAGTGCATCTTTTGCGTCAGTCAAGTCTCCAAGATCTTCTTCTTGAGACTCAAGGATAACCATACGCTGCAGCAGATCTGCTTCTTGTTGTAGTTCTTCATCAAGGGAATTGTACCACTCAAAGTAATCTTCTTCGGTATCTAGATCCCACATGATGTTCAGCATGCGTTTCTGACGCTTGGTAAGACCAGTAATTGTAATCATGCATATTCCTTAAAAATTTTAGACCATGTCTTCAACTTATTGATTTTCTCATACTTAGCAGTCATGACTGCAGACTCACTGATAATTTCATTACTAATCAAAAGATCAATCATGCACATGAGATCTCCGATTTCTTCCTCTAGATGTTCACGATTGGTTTGACCCTTGTATTCGTCATCTATACCAAACCGAAATACCTTGCTGATTGCTTGGATAACCTCGGCACATTCTTCCTGCAAAATCAACAGGACTTCACTGTCGATCGCATTCTTTTTTTTCATTGCTGCAAATTTATTCATATCAACCCCAATCTTTCTTATCACCAAAACTTTCATTCCACGCATAACCTGCCGAGTAAGCAGTAATTTCTGCAGCTGTCATTTCAGCCAGTTCTACACGAGGACTTATTGAAGTGTCACCTGTGTAGTAGTGTGGAGTATATCCACGATGATAGTAAGAATCACACGTGCCACGATCCCATGGACCGCCATGACGCTTATCGTATCCAACTGTTTCAACTATTTCCATTATTCTTCTCCGTAGTAGCCGTAATCTTCGTCAGTACCGAAACCAGCAGAAGCCATAGCGGAGTCATGATCACCATCCATGGACTCATCTACGTCTGGATCTGGATAAGTTTCCAGCACATCGTAGACCATGGTAAGTTGAACATCCAGCAATCTTGCGATGCTTGGAGGGGAAATGCCCTCATCCAACAGATTGCGAATTTCCATATCGAGATCAGCCATTTTACTCATCTTATTCTCCAGTGTAAAATTCATACATCTTAACGCTAGGATCCAGTTGGATCAACTGTTTAGCAACAGTGGTCAACTCACGATACTTCGCCTGAACCTGAGCACGTGAAAGTTCACCATCACATGTCAAGTTCTCGGGGCTAAGGTCAGCATCAAGTTTGTCTGCCAGACGCTGACGATCAGCATGGGTAGACAGACTGTACTGAGCACCTTTGAATATAGCATTCCACTTGTTTGTCTTTTCGACAAATGCGTTCAACTGTTTCATTTTTCACCTTTCATAGCAACAACACCAGACAAACCGATCAACAGACCGACAGCAGCCAGAGCCGAGCAAGCCAGCAGGGAATTCTCAGGGAAGTCCAAGCCACCTACGGCACCATACACCAGAAAAAAACCTATAAACATACGGATAGAACCACGCATTTTTAACTCCTTTTCATTCATCATACAATAATTATACCGCTAACCTGAATTAAAGGCAAGCGATTTCTTGCATTCCCTCCAAAAGTTGAGGGGATTGCCTAAGTTGTTGATTTTAAAGGGATTTTTTGGCGAATCGTATCCCTACGTAGGTGCCGCAGAAAGCACCCAGACATGCAGGGATCAGTAGCCAGTGATCAGTCGTGTAGTTGATCACTGCTACGCTTGCAATAAAAAACACCACTACAGCCCAAATGCTGGAAAGTAGTGGTTTGCTGTCGTTGACTGCTTTTAGGTAGTAGGTGTAAAAGACATCGGTAAAGAACAGCGCAAAGAAAGTTGCGAACCACTCAGTCATTTTTCTCTACCTTCTTTTCGATCGCTGGTGGGAAA